CTAAATTCAGAATTGATTGATAACGCCTGAGCAAAATCACCATCTATTCTATCACCACCTCTATTACTATTAAAGAATTGTGTAATACCTTTACCTTCTGAATTATTACCACCAGTGGTTATAGGTATCATAACTTGTCTAAAATTCTCATTTAATATTCTAGATAAAAACCCTAATTGTATTATATCACCATTTTCATTATAACTAGTTGACCTAAATTGATCACTCATATACCCTCTGAAATTTGGGTTATTACAAATTTCACTTATATATGAATCTCTTGGACCCATATCTAAAATTGTAGTTGGGAACATTATATTTTTATCGTTATATCCAGGTTTAAAATTAAGAGTTAACCAATTCGCCGGTTGTGATACTTCTTTACCAATAAACTCTTGCGAATTATCACTCCATGGAGAACTTCTATAATAAAAATTGTTACTTATATTATTATAAACCACAATATCTCTACAATATTCATATTTAGGTGTTGATGCATTAGTAAGATTATTTAATGGATATATTGATCTTTTATTGAAAGACGGCATATATAACGTACCATTTATCCAATTATTTTGGAATGTTTGAGCAAAGACCCCCCTACAAGTTGCAAACACTAATGTAAATCTTGTTTTCCATTCCATAAATAATCTAGCGTCCGCGCCATATTCAACAAGATATTTTTTATTTAATAAACAATAACATCCTTTAGTTACTCTATCTTCAGGTATTGCACATTGATTAGCAGGTATAACCCCGACATTAGTACCACTACCTGAATAACATTCTAAAGATATTAACCCATCACAAGTAAGTGTTTGCGTTAATCCCGTATTACCACTAAATTGATCTAAATTTCCTGTAATATCGTAATTGCTTTCAAAACTATTTGTCTGTTCACTTCCAACACCATCGGTTTTGTAATAACAAAATTTATTGTTTTGATGTAACGCATAAGCCGTTCTATTACCGGGAGCATTTTCAACACAAGTTGATGTTGGTAATCTATCACTTCTCATAACTATTCTACTTCTATTATTAAAATTAACACCAAGTAATGTTGGGTATTTAAAATATGCCGTAGAATATAACGCAAAAAACTGATTACTATTTAAAGAGGTAGGATAACCATAATCATCCTCAGAAGATACTTGACCATAAAACATACCATTAATATTATATGGACTATTAAACGATGAGGCAATAAATGATCCACCACCAATATAATCCGTTTGTTGTCTTGGTAAAGTATAATTACTATTCGCAATTAACGTCTGTAAAGTTGCATCTAAAGATCCTTTGGTCGGGAACCCGTTGACAGGTATATATCCTGTTGCAAAATTATCATCTGTTGATAAATAATAATACGGTAATGTAGATGTAAACGCAGTGTAATTTGGATTTCCGGGTATTGCAGGACTAATATTAAAAGTAAAGGAAGGGAAATATAAATTATTAAACGTATTTGTTGGTGTGTTATGTGTTAGTGGTGCAGATTGTGCAGAATTGGCAATAGGTTTTATTGGTTGATTTAAGTAATAGTCACCAGTTATTGACAATCCAGGTTGGTTCCATCCCGTATATCCAAAGATACGAGAAAGATCATATCTTATATTTTGTTTTTCAGTGTGTGGATCAACCCCCCTTACAAACATAACTACCTCATAATTTAAACCATTTGATAAACTATCTAAACAGTCAAAGTAATTCGCATCAATTGCCGCAACACCACTCACATTATTATATGTGAATCCATTTACCGTTGCCGGTGGTATAATAGGAGACGATAATGAAAACGAGGATGGTGGAACCTGAGAAACAACTGAAGGATTACTTATTGTATACACAATTTGATGCCTTAAAAATCTTTTAGGAAATAAATTAGTATTTGAAACACTAGACATATTAATAAAATCAGAAACACTCACACCTGTAATCACTTGGAAATACTCCATATCGGTTGGGTATTTTAGGAAATCATCTTTAATAGAATCAGTTATTGTATCACCTGTTTGTAAAATATTAATACTAACTGAGGATGTTTGCCCATTTATAGGATTCGCATAAGTAATGTTAGACGCAATAGGAACAACATTAGATGTTGTATTTGGTGCTGCAGATAATATTGTTGTTCCCGTTACCGCATTATTACCAAAACTATTTGTTGTTGCTCCCGTTAAGTTTACTTTTCTTGATATCACAAGTCCATTATCAAAATTAGGGTCTTGGAATGTAACTAATTCACCAATACCTAATTTTTGTGCTGTTCCCGCATTTGCTAAGACAACAACGATTTGATCGGTAAATGTTGGTTGAGTACCTAAGTTATATGGAGCAACACTTAATTGGGGGTTTACCGTAGTTCGTATTATGTTAGAACCACCACCTGTTCCGATATTACCAAAATATTTATCTCTAGTATTAAATTCATTTAATTTTTGAGGATATGTCTCACTTCTTGGATACCCAAACCATCTATGATCCAAACCTGTTGTTTTTTCAGCGGCAAATAAGAATGGTTGTGGTGCGTGAAACTTATTAAACGCATTAGGATCAGTCGTACTTGATAAAATATCAAACCCAGAAAACAATCTTCTAAAATCAAGAACCGAATCCACAACAATATTACCACTTATTTCATCATCTACAACTCTATTAATAAGTGATTTATATTGTTTGTTTGTTGATAAAGATGCTCCCGCGAAAAAATAACCTTTGTCATTATCACTACTATCTTCACCCGGAAAGTTATTTAAGTTAGGGTGATTAACATCATAAGCCGAAGATAAATTGACAGGAGCAATAAATGATGTTGATTGAGCATATTCTATTCCACTATCATCCAAACCATTTTGCTGTTCTTCTATACTTGCATTAACTGAATTCTCATCAATATCATCATCTAACTCAGCATTACCACAATCACAATCACAACTTGTACATTCAGGATAAGATAACATTGGTAATCCAATTCTTGGGAAATTTGTTATTTTTATTAAATAAATCGCAGTAAAGGCAATAAATGCCAACGATAATGCCAACTTAAATAACGCAGATAAAAGTTGTGCGGCAATTCTTAAAATAACTCCCGCATTAACTACAGGACCACCAGGGACTGCAAAACCAGTGGTGCCCTCTAAAATTGAATTCACAACAGTTATGCCTTCTTGTATTGCCTGATAACCAAAATAAATACCTAAAACCACTAATAGATATTTTAAAACCGGCCAAGACCAAGCCACAAAGTGAGCAAGGAATAATATCACTAATATTGGTATAGCGAGGATATTAATTAATAAATTAAATACAAAAAATATAAAATCAAAATTTCGAATTATATCATTAACAGGAAATGTATTAACCGTAGATTTACAAGTTCTATCGTCAATTTCTTTAATCCCTAAATGTTTTGCTCTACCAGCACCTTTTTTGTATCTATCTAAAAACATTGCCGTGGTATAAACTTTATTGTAATTAAATTCATAAAATTTATCTTCACAATCAATTGCCTCTTGTATCATTTGTTGACCAACAACCGTTGTATTATCACCATAATCATTCCAATCTAAACTAAATGCATATGATCTTAAGGCATTAAATGTGGGTTGTTGATAAAATGTATAATTAAACTCAGTTAACGTACCAGGGTTAACAGGAACCACATTTATTGTGATAGTTGTTGGGACAACCGTTATTGGAATACTTTCCAAATCACCAAAATATGGTATACCGTTTAATAAAATTGTAAAACTTTCAACATTAATTTTATTATCTAAAACCAATCCTCCTGTTGAGGTATTATTTAATGGGAATGTTGCGGTAAGAGTACCATTAGGTAATGTGAACTGATATTGTGTTGTCGAATAATTTATTAATGGATCAACAGAAGAGTTAATCCACCCGTGTTCTTTTATATTAGGAACCAAATAATGACCTCTTAAATATGAGTTTTGTAATCCCTGCTCATTTTGCCACTTAAATTTAAATCTATATTTACCTTTAGTTGGAATACCTTTTTTAGGGTCGTTTGACAAAACTTGTTCCCCAAATTCATTAGTAATAATATAATTTAAGTTCATTGGGACGTTTATTAAAAAAGTTCCGTCACCATCAATAAGTTTACCATCCTCATCTAATTCATGGGTTTCAAGAATTGGTCTACCATCTTGATCCACATCAATAGTTTGTCTAATTGTTAATATTTGACCGGGTCCTGCAATTAATTCACATAAATTACCTGTATCATTTTTTGGTCTACAAGTTGTTGCCCTAACCGCATCATCATCGGTAGTTGAAATTAATGATCCCATAAACACAGCATTAGGTTTTATGGTAATATTCGCACTCGCAGTTAAATCAAAATCCGCTCTTGTGATACCTAATAAACAAATTTCAGGTTCCCCCCATAATGGAGCAACTTCAATGATCTTATTTAACGTTACAATCTGAGGTAATTCGTTAAGGTTTGTAGATGTCTTAAATTTAGATCCGTTAACTTGTGATTCAACAGCTACACCCGAATCTATTAAATCTTGTGGTGATAATGAAAAACAACCTATATCCGATAGGTCAACATCCATTAATATTGTTTGGGTTCCCGTTGGGACTCCAAAAATCATGTAATCCCCACTATCGTTTGTTCTTACTGAGAATTTATAATACTTGTCATAAACCTCAACATAAGATTGGTCTGTTAAAATTTCTTGTTTAGATGGGAATGTACCTGTAGCTGCGTGTCCTGTGTATGACGGTTCTTTAGGTAATAAGTTATATCTATATCCATCGGCACTTACATCAGATAATGTTTGATATGGATAAAGTTCAGATATTATTGGGTTGTCAATATCAATGTCGTCAATTGGAATGAATACCGAAACTCTCGCATTTGGTACTCCATACCCATTGTTCACCAATACCCTTCCGATTATAACACCGTAATCAGAACACATTCTATTATATATGTCACCCTGATTAATCTTTAAAGATAAAATCTCCAAAAATTCAAAATCCTGCTCTAACTGAATATTAATTGTCTTCTCGGTACCAGGTGTTGTACGTATTCTATATGATTTTGGCATTATTTATTCTTTCTTGATAAATAGTTTATTTCCTATTTTCAAAAAATAATTCTTTTATTTGAAAAATAAATTATCAGGCGAAATTAATCGTTTTAAAGTTAAGAACATTAACGGTAATATCCTTATTTGGATATCTAATTTGATATATTTGGGTTGGTTCCGCAAAGATAGTATCCGCAATTAATTGGATTTGTTTTGTTGATGCATCTTCATATGGTTGTGATGTTTGAGAAGACGAATATTGACCACCAACTTTATTATAAACAAGTATATTGGATATTGAAATAACTCCATTTTCACTTTGGATTAATCGTCGTATTTCTGAGATGTAAACGTTTTGACCTAAACCTCTAACCGCAGGACTAAAATACGAAGTGATTATATTAATGATCTTAGCAACAACAGATCCTTGATTTTGACTTGAGTCCAAAATAACGTCAACATCAATTGCTAAGTCAATAACATTAGCGGTTTCAACAGAAATGTAATCATTTATCATCCTATAATTAGATAAATAATTTGCAACATTACTTTTAAGTGTATTTGAAACGACTTCAGTTAAATTACCGGTGGTATCGTAAGATAACATCTTAATTTTAATTTTATTATTTTCTTCAACAATAGATACTTTACCGGGAGCCCCAAACTGAGATGGCATTGTTCTCAATGCAGATTCATAATCATTTATGGTAACCGCCCTATTTTGTGCAGCAAAGTTATATGTAACGTATTGTCTAACTTCTTCAGTTGTTGGAGGATTGGACCCTCCAATTGCCGCAGTTACGTTATTTACTCTAAGTGAATTAACAACAGTTGAATTTATTGATTCCGATGGTCCGTTCACAAAAAATGAAACTGTACCTATTTGTGTTATAATATTAACCCCCAAGTTTGTCGCTTGTCCACCACCCACTCTGTACTGAACAAATAACGTAGAGTTTGATTTTAACGCACTACCTAAAGCAAGGTTATTAACATACTTATTAAGGTCAAATCCTACCCCGTCTCTCGCAAATTCTCTTAACTGTTCATCAGCAGATACATTTCCACCCCCAAACGTTAATTTACAAAATCCTTCAGGTGTGAACTCACTAATGAATTTAGTGTTCGTTACAACATACTTACCAACTTTAATTCCCGGTTGATCTGACGGTTTTGTTGGGTCTTCAACAAAAACTCTATCTTCCGCCAACGCTTGTACTTCATACCATCTATTTTCCAAACCTAAAAATTCTTGGTTTGGTGGTGGTGAAGTATATTGCGTCCCATCTTTAAGTAAGACACTTGTAATACCCAAAACATTTTTCTCAGGTAAAAATAATTCAAAGAATGGTTTAACATCATTTGGTGTTATAACTCTCTTAAAAACTTTTGTTATACCATTAACAACAACTTCTCTTTTTGTGATTGTATAGTTAATGATATTATTATTTGAGTCAAAATTTGGCACCTTTACCCTATTAGGTGATCCTTCAGCATTAGTTGGTGAAGCGAAATCAATATCATAAACTGTTTCAAATGGTTGCCCTGCACCATTCACTTGGGACCCTCTTCTTAATATACCACAGTATCTTAAATCTTCTTTATCACCAAAAGCCGGTACAGTTATGGAGAAATCAACTAAAGCCACGGATGGTCTTGATCCTGGTATTTTTAATCCATATGTTCTAGCAATATTATATACCGATGATTTTTGTTGTGCATATTGAAGAACAGTTTCCTGAATACTTCTGTCAATTTGGAACTGTAAGTTGTCTGTTACCGCAGCATTTAAATCTAACAATACTGAGAATACACCAGCATCGTTAAAGTTTTGAACAAGATCGGGATAATAAGTTCTTGTGAAATTTATAAGTTCAGTTCTTATTCCCGCAAAATCTCTCGTTGTGTACGATATTTTTTTATTTGCCATATACTATTAAATATTGATAATTACAAAATCGCTTGAATTGAAAGCGTTATTAGTGTTTCTATAATCAATTCTTACTTTTGCCGTGTGTTCTAATTGAGCAATGTTTGGAACCGTAAATTCTTTCTCACCATATTGGTTTATATAAGTACCTTGATTTTCTTCCCCCATTGATGCGTCAGTAATCTTAATACTAGTAATTAAGATTCCCGGCATATATTTAGCAACCGAATCCCTTATTTCACTTTCTATCTCACTAAATGTTGGACCATCTAACGGTTCAAAGATATATTCATATAATCTTGATCCAAAATCAGGTAAAAAATATCTTGTCCCTTTTTTACTTAATAATAAGTGTACAAGATTACTTCTTATTTCCTCATCACTATCGTTAGAAGTATCTAAATATCTACCAACGAACGAATCTCTAAACGGGAAATTTATACCATATGTTATTCCATTTGCCATATTCAATAAATATACTCTCAATAATTTTTGAATAAATACATTACAAAATAAAAAATCCCGAATTACTCCGGGATTTCTTTGATGATACGCGATCCATCTTACGATGAACATCCAAAACACTCAAACTCTGAACTATCAGGTTTTGGTGGTAAATTCATATTTGAAAAATCAACCTTTGGTGGTTCAGGTGTTACCTTCGGTTTTTCTCGTTTACTTAAATCTAACGCTAAGTGTTTTGCCCCTGTTGAAATTGCTTTAGTTCTAACATAATAACATAAAGTTTTCAATCCTTTTTCCCATGAATGGAAATGTGATGAGGTAATCTTTGATAATGTTGGGTTAGACATATAGATATTCATTGATTGTGATTGATCAATAAATGGTGCTCTGTCTGCCGCCATATTAATTAATTCTTTCTGTGAAATCTCCCAAATTGTTTTGTATTTAGGAATTAAGTGTTCGATTCTTTTTACTTTCTTATTGTAATTTTTATCCTCAGGATCTAAATAATTGTTAAAGTTTATGTTTTGAATTGATCCCTCATTCATTATAATTTCATTCTTTAAATCTTCAGACCAAATACCAATTTTCTCAAAGTCAGCAATCAAATATTTGTTAACAATCATAATTTCACCACCAACAACTCTTCTATTAAATAATGCCGAGTGAGCCGGTTCTGTCATTTCAAATGAACCAGTAATCTTAGCTGAAGATGCTACCGGCATTTGTGCCGTAAATAAAGAATTACATACTCCGTATTCTGAAACGTCATTCTTTAATTTATTCCAATCCCAATATCCGGATAAATCATTTTCAGTTAATCCCCACATATCATATTGGAAAATACCTTTTGACATTGGAGATCCTTTGAAGAATTTGTATGGTTTGTATTTTTCTTTTTTACATAAGTCATTACTTTCGTAAATCGCCCCATAATAAATTGTCTCAAAGATTTGTTTATTTAGAGTTTTTGCCTCCTCGTCAGTAAAGATCATGTCAAGTAAATAGAACACATCCGCTAATCCTTGTGTGCCAATTGCGATTGCTCGTTGTTCTAAACCACCTTTCAATCCTTTTTGTGTTGAGTAGTTATTAATATCAACAACTTTATTTAAAGTTCTAACAACTTTTCTAACTTCCTCAAATAACAATTGGAAGTCAAATTTATTATTTTTAACAAAGTTTTTCAATACAATAGATGATAGAGTACAGATTGCGGTTGTTTCTTCATCGGTGTACTGATAAATCTCATTACAAAGGTTTGATTGTTTAATAACCCCAATATTCTGATGGTTTGTTTTTCTATTTGCACTATCTTTAGAACACAAATAAGGAACTCCTGTTTCTACCTGAGATTCAATAATCTTAGTCCATATTGTTTGAGCCGAAACTTTTTTACCTAACCCCATTTCTACGGCTTTATTATAAACTTCTTCATATTCTTCACCATAACATTCTTGTAATGGTTTCAATCCAGCACTAATAATATCATTAGGACAGAACAAATACCAATCTGTATTATTTTTTACCGCTTTCATGAAATTATCAGGTAACCAAAGAGCGGTAAATAAATCACGTGCCCTTAATTCCTCCGCACCTGTATTCTTTTTAATATCTAATAGATCAATAATATCTTTATGCCAAGGCTCAAGATAAATCGCCGCAGATCCAGGTCTACGTCCTTGTTGATTAAAGAAACGTAATGATTCATTTACAATTTTAAGATACTTTAATAAACCACCAGCATATCCACCTGAACTTGAAATTCTACTTTCCTTACTTCTAATATTTGACATTGATAATCCAATACCCGCAGCGTCTGACGAGAATGTTGAAATATCAGTTAATGTATCTAACAATCCTTTTCTTGAATCTGAATTGTTATAATGCAAAACACAAGACGCCAATTGAGGTACTTTTGTACCTGAATTGATCATAATTGGTGTTGCTTTAGAAATTAGTTGGTTTGATAATGATTTATAATATTCAACCGCTTCAACAAAACTTTCGGTAACCCACAATGCAATTCTCATATACATATGTTGTGGTCTCTCTATCGTAACCCCATTAGGTCTTTTTAATAGATACATTTCTTGTAATGATCTCCAAGCAAAGTAATCAAAATTATAATCATTATCGTGATTAATTACAGCATCAATTGTATCTTCACCATATTCTTTAATGGTTTCAATTAATTTATCGTGTATAATACCATCACTATAAAGTATCATCATAGTTTCAGAAAAACTAGGGTTAGTTTCTTTATGGTATGATGAAATAGCAACTGATGATGCTAATCTTGAGTAATCGTGATGACTACCAGTATATGAAGCCGCAATTTCATACACAAGTTTATCTAATTCTTTTGTTGTTATTTCACCCTCAGTTGGAACTGAGGTAATAACCTTAATAAAAATCTCGTCCGAATTGACATTCAAACCTTTTGCTGCTCGTTTTACACGATTATAAATTTTTTGTGGGTTAAATGATACATTATCCCCATCTCTTTTAAGTATTTTAAGTGACATCATATATTTTTTATTTAAAAATCTTCTTCAAACGTGATAGTTTCGTTCAATTTTGCTTTTTGATATTCCATCGTTCTTGATTCAAAGAAATTTCCTTTGGTTTCAACCGCAATTTGCTCCATGAACTTAAATGGTTGTTCTACATTAAATTGTTTACTACAACCAAGTTTAACAAGTAATCCATCCACAACAAACTCCAAATATTGTTTCATTAAATTTGAGTTCATTCCAATTAGTGACACAGGTAATGATTCAGTTATGAATTCTTTTTCAATCTCAAGAGCAGATAGAAGGATTTCTTTTATTCTTTTCTCTGATGGTTTTTCATCACAGTGGTTATTTAACAAATGTATCGCGAAATCACAATGTAAGTTCTCATCTTTAAAAATTAAAGAGTTAGCATTACATAATCCCTGCATAATACCTCTTGATTTCATCCAAAAAATAGAACAGAATGATCCCGAAAAGAAGATTCCTTCAACCGCCGCAAATGCAACTAATCTTTCTTGGAATGATGAATTATCAATCCAATTTAACGCCCAATTTGCTTTCTTTTTAACCGCAGGTAAGTTCTCAATTGCATTAAAACACTCATCTTTTTCTTTTGGATCATTAATATAAGTGTCGATTAATAACGAATACATTAATGAGTGAATGTTTTCCATTGCTAATTGGAATCCATAGAAGAACTTAGCCTCAGGGTATTGTACCTCTCGGTAAAAGTTTTCAGCTAAATTCTCATTAACTATTCCATCAGAAGCCGCAAAAAACGATAATACGTTCTTTACAAAGAACTTCTCATTATCCGTCAATTTTTCCCAATCACGAATATCATTCGTTAAATCAACCTCCTCAGCGGTCCAAAAAGCCGCTTGATGCATTTTGTAAAATTCCCAAATATCATTATGCTCAATTGGGAAGATGACAAACCTATTAGGATTTTCAACTAATATTTTTTCCATTTTCTTTAAATTTTTAATTATTTTTTGTTTCGTCTTTTTGTCTTTGTTGTCTTTTTTCCAACAATTCTTTAACTCTTTGTCTTTGTCTTTCTTCTTGCTTTTCTTCTAATCCCAAGAATGTCATTGAACTTTCGGTGTCTATTTCCAACATTGCATTATCAAATTTACAATTCTCAAATACAACCCCATCATCACCTATTCTTGATTTAGTAATTGCAATAGTTGCCAATTTCATTTCTTTTTGTTGTAAAGTTTTAGCCACGGAAATGATAACGTGTCCAACTTGTGCTTTCT